TCAATTTCTTATATATTTTTTTCCACTCTTTAGTTTTGGGTTTAAGTTCTTCACCATTAGGACCTATTAAATATCCTTCCAATGATTCAAGCTCTCAACCAGGTAATCCTCTCATTTGTATATGATCGGATGAAACCATCGGTTTCTTTTTCTTGCCTGAAGCTTTCCCAGCCGTAGTATCTTTTCCACCTACCCTGACTTTTGTAGAATCACGCATTTTATGCTTCTCTTTATATGCATCAAATTCGGCTTGATCTTTGAAATCGATTTCATCCAATTCAACAAAATTTTCTCATTGTTTAGCTATTGATTCATATAATCCCTTTTTCATTGTTATTCCCCAGCTTTTGCTTTATATGCTCCAGCGGCATGTTCAAAACCATTACCACCTGCAAATGTGATTAAAATCCATTTGGTTAGTTCAACCCATAATGTTGCGGTCAGTGCGCCAATACCTAACAGTCCTGTTGCGGTGGCGAATACCACTGCTGCTATTAATACTTTTCTATTTTTTAATTCCATGATTATTTCCTTTGTATAAATGATTCTCATCTTTTGGAGATTGATTCGTATTTTTCTTTGCCACCTCTGGTTAATGTTGTAAATGGTTTCCCCTTTTCAGCGGCTTTCATAGATTTCATACCAATGGCCTTTTCATTTCGCGCGTGATAGTCTGGATATGGTTCGTGATTTATAGTAGATTGTACTTTATCTCCTGGTTTCCAATCCAATAAATCTTGAAGATAATTATCGGGATTATTTTTATTGGCATGTTTTATCAAGTCTGGGTCCTTTTTCAGAAGTCCTTTTAATTCATCTTGATAATGTTTAATTTCTTCTGGGTGATCTGCCTGATACATGTTTGAATAATGATATACCCCAGACCCATGATCTGTCATTCTACCACCGAATGGGTGTATTCCCTGCCTAATAAATTGCATTTTTCTCTCATCAGTAGTCCGTCTGTCTTCTTCCGGTCTCCGAACACCCTTATTAAAATCACTCTCACTAGCAAAACTACTATCAGTATCCCACTGCTTTTTATTAGATACCTTTTGACTTATAACTTTGGGATGAATATGTTTAAAATCTTCATCACTTGTACCAATGTGATCTTCCCAGCCATATTGTGCAGCTTTTTTCCAATGCATTTTCAAGGCCGCTTTTACTTCAGGGCTTTGGGTTCTGGAATCGTGATCGTATTTTGGTTTAAATTTTTGCTTTTCTTTATCAGACATTTTTGAGCCGGATTTGGTTGCAGATTTTTCTTGTGCTTTAGATTCTGGATCGAGGCCCGCATCTTTAAGCATATCCCGTTCCCGCTTTTCCAATTCTTTCCAAGGAGTATTCTCAATTTCATCTTTTTCTTCTTGGTCTAAGTCGTCCCATCTATCTTCTGAACTATATCCAATGTCGTCGTCTTCACCACCACTTTCACCACCCCTATTAAAATCATCATTTGGGTCTTCGGACGCGTCGCCGGCAGTAGTATCTTTGCCACCCACACGAACTTTTGTGGTATCACGCATTTTGTGTTTTTCTTTATATGCGTCGAAATCAGCTTTAGTTTTGAAATCTATTTCATCCAGTTCAACATAATTTTCCCATTGTTTATCTATGGATTCGTATAATTTTCTATCATAGCCCATGATTTATATCTCCTATTATTTTATTCTAGAATTGTAAAATTGCGTAGTCATATCTTAAAGAAAGACTAATTTCCATTGCATCTGCTCCGGATGTCCAGTCTAAATCATTGCCATTGAAACTGGTAATCCATGCACCTTTCAATGTCCATTCTTCAACTTTGTCGCCGACTGGACCGAGTACGTTAATTGTAATATCCTTTTTATAGAAATCTGAGTATCCATCACGACCGGTAACTGATTCATGTCCTAAACGAACCCATTCCATAGCTGCTTGTGCAGCGGAAGGAACAACTGGGTCATAAAGTGTGATATCGAGTGGTTCCCATGAACCCTTACCCTTTACATATCGTTTGACATTGATGTGATTCAATTCAATCTCTTCGAAAGTAATTGAAGGTCTTGCCGCGGTTTTAATAAGATATGCGGGGATTCCCTCTATATACATTATATATCTATTTTTGACCTTTGGTTCGAATGGTGTGAAAAAAATCTCAGAAGCATCAATTAGGTTAGCCATCTGTATTCTCCTTTTTTAAGTTTAAAATATCTTTGTTCACATATAAATATCACAAAGTCAAAAAATGGCCCATTTCAGGTGTTTTTATCTTAGAAGTTTTTTCATAGTTTTATTTTTAGGCACAAAAAAGGCCCTCAATAGAGAACCTTAAATGTACTTCGATTAAACGCTTATAGAATTAGAAATTTGGGATTACTCATTGGTACTTTCTAGTTCTACAAATGCCCTATATAATTCGTCTGCATTTTCGGGGTTGTTAACTTCCAGCCATTCCCATACTGTCATAATTATAGTTTCGGGTGTAATCATTTTTGCCGACCAATGCGTTAATTCGAAAATGTCATAGTCTGGATCAGCGACGAATGTCTTGACCTCTGGAGCCAGCCACTTTTCGGGTACAAGCAATATAATTTGTTCTTTACTTCCAATTCGATCTCTCAATAAATATTCACGTGTTTTCATTTTTATTCCGTTTCCCGCAAATAACGTGCGACAATATATTTAATAACATTTAAGTGTTGTCGGGCAGTTTCATACATACCCATACTAATTTCTTCTTGTACATCTGAAGCGATTGACATTACCAACATACTCGGAGCGGTTGGGAATATAGGTTCCTCAACACTCTTTATAATGGCAGCTTCAGTACATCCAAACATTTCAATTGCTTCTTCGTCTGTAAAACTCATTACTTTTCCTTTTCTTATCATACCTGAAGATACAAGAAAAAAATGACAAAGTCAAGCGTTTTTTTCGTTTCCATCAATATAACTTCCCAGTTCTATACAGCTTGACTCCCCTTCAGCATATACCATAAAATCTATATCAATTCTTGGAGGACCATAAGATTCATAACTGCCATATTCATCTGATATGGCATTAATTTCAGCATTGTACTTTCTTAGCAAAGCTTTGAGTTCACTAATAAACGCCTCGTTCCTTGAAAATTCCATGTCATTCCATTCTTCATTCATACCTGAAGATACAAGATTATCCGCACAATGTCAAGCTTTTTTTTATTTTGCCGCAAAAAAAAGACCCCAATGGAGTCCTATTCTTACCTAATATAACCTTGGACCCACTTAGGTTTTCTGTAGTGGGTCGATACGGTTTCGATTCCCCTAGCCCGTCTTTACCGCCGTATCACGGTGAGCCTCTAGCGGGGTCAGATTCACAACATTTGATGTCCTTTTCTTATCATACCTGAAGATACAAGAAAAAAATGACAAAGTCAAGCTTTATTTTGCAATGCGGCAAAAAAAAGGCCCCATAAAGGGGCCAAATTTCTTACCAGACGATTTCAATGGTGTCTGGATCGACATCATATCCATTGTCTTTGATATACTTATCCAATATTTCTTCTTTTACAAGAAGTCGTTTACGGCCTCTAGTTTTGACATAGGCGACATTGCCTTTCCAAAATTCATTATTGGTCTTTACAATTGAACAAATACCGGTGGTTGTAGTATGACCCAATTTTTCAGCGGCCGTTTTGCTGCAAATCCACACTCCATCTGGTCTCTCCAGTCTAATCTTATTATTTTTCATATAACCTCTTTCTTCCCATTTTAGGAATTTCTTTTGTTAAGTGGAAACCCATTGTTTCCCCTTTGTATATATATATATAGTAAATACGATTCCCAAAGAGCCGATCTAATTTCATTTTTTTTTAAATTATTTTTCGACTTCTTTTTCTTATCGAGTACCAATAAAAAACCCCCGATAAATCGAGGGTTTTAGGTTTATTTTACTGTTTATTTTTATGATGGAAATGTTGCGCCCGTCGGGACCACGACAAAATCTAGAACGATGAACTCGGCTGTGCGGGTCGGTTGTATAAAAATCTGGCCCACAAGTCTGTTACGATCTATCACGTCTGGAGTATTGTTCGTCTCATCCATCACAACTTGGAATGCAGTCAAACCACTATTCTGCTGAACCGATTCCAAAAATGGATTAACCATATTCAAAAATCTTGTTCTAGTCGCAGAATCGTTCTGTTCGAATACCAAGTATCTTGATGTTGAAGCGATATATTTCTTCAGTTTAATTAACAAGCGTCTAACATTAACACGATCCAAAGCTGAAGGAAGTGCCTGTAAGGTCTTTTGACCCCACACAACTACACCCTGTCCTGGGAATGATGCAATTGGATTAACTCTATTTTCATAAAGTGTATCACGTTCATCATGTGTTAATCTAGTCTTTGCTTCCAATACAGTAGTCAAGCCACCACGATTTAGACCTGCTGGTGCAAACCATTCGTGAGCTACCCCATCTGTATATGCAATCACACCAGGTAATACAACACCAGGTGGAACCCATACTGGAAGTGATGTGTTTCTATCAGCGATTTTAACCCAAGGATAATAAGTAGCTGAATAGTTAGTGTCTAATGCACTAATCGTATCAGTCACGTTGTCGATGGTATCGTCAATATCTGCAGCATCCATGACATAAAATGCGTCGCCTCTGGCTTCCATTTTGTCAACAGCGTGATTTGTAACCACGGGGTGCCATTTATGGATAATTCCAGGAGTAACTAACATATTGATATCAAATTCATCCGGATTACTTACGGCGTTAATAGCACGTTTATAAATCACTGATCCACTAGTAGTGGCACTTGAACAATCATATCCCATTACATTATTAGCCGCAATATCAGCACCAGTCGATTTTGGATTTGCTGGGTTGTCCCCATCAAAAGCACCTTGGAATGGTACAGAGAATTTACGTTGTTTAATGTGTGAATCTGTTAAGTTGATTGTTTCGGATGCGTCTGAATAAGGTGTTCCCAATGCACTTGCATCGGCATTACCATACACATCTTCCAAACTCATTGTCACGTTGTTACCAACGCCCGCTGATGTTGGAATTGGTGCAAGATATTCCCTATTATCATATTTGGTGTTATCCCAACCATAGTAATATGCTGAATTGAATGCTGATGTATCAGGATTCACTTGAGATGTTACAAATGATGCAGAAGGTACTGCGGTTGTGGTTGGATCGGCGTTGCTCACAGCAGCAAATCCCATTGGGACTACTGTTACTGGAACGGAACCATCAGCGATAGCGGTGTAATTTCTAATATATACGTGCTTGGACTTATTAGGCCAGTCACCATTATATGTCAATTTACCAGTATTGCTAATGTCCACATATCTATCACCAATTGCACGAGCAAAGTAATTAGTACTGGTAGGATCGAAGTTTAGATCGTCCCATTGTTCCACTACCGTTTCATTTTTCTGCTTCCATGCCACTTGATCCGTTTTTCTAACTTGCAATGAGAATGAACCAAAGCTACTTCCCGGTACACTGCCGGCCGCTTTGATATTTAACATTACTACCACATATTTACTATTCACATCAGTTCCATGCGAGCGTGTATAAACTTGAAATAAGTTATATCGTGATCCATTTATTAATTGTGATTGTATGTAAGGGGTATATCCAGCTAGATTGTCAATCGCGGTTGCAGATGTTGAATCAAAGCTGAAATCAAGTGATGCACTAGAAAGTGACGCTGATATGTTAGCATCAAATCCATGGCTAGATTGGAATGTTTTGTAATTCTTATAAAGGTACGCGGCTAATGTGGCCTGTCCAGAAGTTTGAACTTGTGGACTCGCACTTAATACGTTTTCAATGTAATTTGCACTACCAGTATTAAATGAAATCGCGTATGTGGCAGTCGCGACTCCAGAACCACTTATTGTTAATGTTGCTGACGATCAATCACCTGTAATTGTACATGCTGATAAATCCGCCGTTCCATTTGATCCACCACGTGATGGTGCAAGAACTGCGGCTGTGTAATCGCCAAGTGAACTTGAAAGTTTAAGTGCGACATAATCGGCTATGTAACCACCCAGTCCTAGTGTCCTGACTATGGTAACTGTGCCGGCGCTCCTTAAATATTGTTCTACTGCGTATGGTGTATAAAAACGCTTATCCGTTGATCCAAAAATCTCTTCAAATTCTTGAAAGTTTCTAATAATTGTGGGTACAAATGCCGGTCCTTTTATGGTAGGCCCGA